TGGACCGTTACCTTTGATGATACCTATCCAGGGATCTTATCGGTAATGACTAATTTCGAACTCGATTCTGATGCAGCATCCAACATAGTGCTGAACATCAGTAATGTCGGAACGTCCTCATTCATTGTCCATGATTACGACCTGGAAGACATCGGCGGCACGCCTCCGGTGGATCTTACTGGTCCAATCGTCCATTTCGTAGTTTTTGCGCGGAATACGTCCTTAACTTCATAAGGAGGATTCCATGAAACGCGGGATGGATACTGGAACCGCGATCATGATTGGCATGCAACCCAACAAAGGAGGAGGAGATGAGGAAATCATCGAATCCTCCTCAACGGGTTATGATGGCGATGAAATGATCGAAGAAGAGGGATTTGAATATGAATATTCCGAGGAACAGTTGGAGATGGCTGATGAACTGTTGAGCGCACTGAAAGGGCGTGATCAGGGGGCCATTCTCGATGCAATCCACGGGATTATGATGTCCTATTCCTGACGGAGGTCCATGACGGACTATGTAAACCTATCGGTCCTCAGAACGCTCACGCGCCAGAGGGCCGACATGGAAAACTCGCAGTTTGTAACAGATACCGAATTACTCCGGTACCTCAACCGCGCCTATGCGGAGCTTTACGATTTAATTGTCACTGAGGCAAATGCTGATGATTATTTCCTGAATTCTTCAACCTTCACTCTTGTCAGTGGGACGAAAGCCTATGACCTTCCTGCTGATTTCTACAAATCAAGGGGTCTTGATCTAACAGTTGGCTCCGATTCAATGCCGATCCGGCGTTACAATTTCAGCCAGCGGAATGTCGGCAGCCGTTTCCAGACGGCCCGTAACTTCCGATACCACATCCAGGGAAACTCGATCTACATCAATCCGAAGCCGAGCAGCTCGGATACGATGACCCTCTGGTATATTCCAAGTCCGAAAAAGTTCATTGAGAAAACGGTGACTGCAATCACACGTGGATCCACCACCATGTGGACGGTCGGAGCAAATCATGGTTTTGTGGCTGGAGATACCATCACCGGAACCGGGTTTTTGGTTGCTGCTGATTATAATGTGGATCAGACCATCAGTGCAGTGGGTGCTGCAACCGTTACCACGGATTTAGACAGCAGCGGACTTTCTGATCCAACAACCTTTGGAAACATCGAATCCCGGTTTGATTTTATTTCGGGTTGGGATGAATACGTTATTTGTTCGTCGGCGATCGATTGCCTGGTGAAGGAGGAATCCGATATCAGTGCACTGGCAGCAATGAAGGAAGAAACAAAAATCCGGATTCTCTCAGTCTCAGATAATCGGGACCTGGGTGAACCGGCAACGGTGACCGATATGGCGGTCTATTACACCGATCCTGGATCTTACACCTGGTATTCATAGGAGACATATGCCGTTTAATACATTTAAAAACAACCAAACTTACGTTTCAGCAGTGACAATGGACGCCGATATTACTGGCGATACCATCGATGCAGAAGGAATGAACAGCTGCTCGTTCACTTGTGTGAACACGGCAGGATCAAGCCCAGTGGGAACATTATATATCCAGGTTTCGAATGATGAATCTGAGTGGGTTAATACGACTGCAACTGCTGCGATTAATGCTGCAGAGACTAATCTCTTGGAGCTCGATAACCTCCCGGCAAGATTCGTCAGGATCTTCTACGACTATTCCAGTGGAACGGCTGCACTCAGTGTCGCCTTCACCATGAAGTCATGAGTAGAGTCAATTTCACGGAGATTCATACTCCAGAAGAGACTGTTAACCGAGTGCAGAGCAACATTCACACGGCAATTCGTCCGTTGTTGAGTTTACCCTTTGCAGATGGTGTTCACAAAAAGGATGTTTCAATCACAACATCAGATACGTTAGTGAATCACGGATTAGGAAGGAACATGGAGGGATACATCATCACCAAACAGAATGCAGATACATCAATCTATGTGTCAAACACTTCCAATGACCTGACTCAGTATCAAACTATTTTGAAAGCAGGAGCATCAGTGACTGCAGATATATTCTTTTTCTAGGAGAGATATGCCAACAAGCGGAACCAATATAACATCCATTGTAAAATCAGATGTGGGGCAAACTGCTGCTCCTGATTGGGGTACTAATCTCAACACATCTCTGACTGCAGTTGATGACCATGACCATACGTCTAACAAAGGAATCCGTATCACTCCTGCTGCAATCAATGTGGATGCAGAGTTGGAGTTCAATGACAATACTGTCAGTGAAGTGAAACAGGTGGCATTGGAGTCTCAGTCTTCACAACCTTCAGACAAATCCCGTGCCATTTACAGTTATGGAGGTGAACTTTACTACAGAGATGCATCAGGAAATCATGTCAAACTCACTGATTCAGGTTCTCTTCCAACCACAGGAGGAACCATTGGTGATATGACAGGGACTGATGCTGCAGTCAATTATGTGGATGGTTCCAAGGCATTTGTTTTTGAGCATGACGGAGACAATGACGAGATGGGGAAGATGCAACACTCCACCCTCTTCCTCTACAATTTCCATGATGACGATGGTGCAACAGCAAACTACTACATCACCCTTGAATATACAGGAACTTCGTCTGCCAATACTTTAAAAGTTCCTGATGAGACAGGAACATTGTTGAGTTCTGCAACTTCCTATGGAGGAGGTGCAATTTCAATTGCAACAAGTGCATCAAACAACAACATCGATCTGACTCCACATGGTACAGGAGAGGTCAATATCACAAAAGTAGACATTGATGCAGGAGCAGTTGATGGAGTAACCATTGGAACAAACTCGGCCTGTACGGATCTCCGTGTGGATAATCTGAAACTTGATGCAAATACGATTTCAAGTACAGACACAAACGGAGATGTTGTTTTAGATCCCAATGGTACTGGAACTGTCAAAACTGATGATATTGCTGCATCCACAACCAATGGTGATCTTTCTTTAAGTGCAAATGGGACAGGTCAGGTGAAAATCAACGGAGATGATGGCAGTAATTCCTTCACCCTGCCTGATGGCAGAGGAACGAATAATTATGTGCTCCAAACCGATGGTTCAGGAGATACGTCATGGGGGTCCATTTCTGCACTATCAACGGTAGATAACATTGTGGCATCCTCTGCAATGAACATCAGTGGAACAGTTTCAGACCAGACTGTTTATTTTGGTGATACCTTCACTGTGAATGGAACAATGACTGTCAATGCAGATCTGGTCCTTTCAAATATTTACCAGAAAACATCTGCAATGACACTTACGAATTCATCAGCACAGACCATCACTGGTGATGGAGGAGCAACAATTACTGGACATCAAGCACTCTTTACATAAGGACTAATCATGGCAAATTTTATTATCAAGGCGGCATCAACCGATGATTTTCTCCTCCAGAATGATGGAGGTACCACCATCATCAGTATCCCAGGATCAGGAAACCCTTCAATTGCAGATGATGCAGGAAACACGATTGCAACTTTTGAGACAAATACTCTGAATCTGGGGGACAAGACTCTTCTTCGTCCGTTAATCAAGGACTATGCCGAAACAGGAAACGCCATCGGGTCCACTGGCGCTTCACAAACGATTGATATTACGGACGGAAATGTAATCACGGCAACTTTAGCCGTTGCGACGACGACGTTTACGTTTTCTAATCCATCAGCGTCCGGATCGGGATGTTCGTTCACGCTGATATTAACTCAAGATGGATCGGGTTCAAGGGCCGTGACATGGCCCGGCGCGGTGGACTGGGCGAGTGCAACCGCGCCGACATTATCTTCAGGTGCCGCAGACGTTGATATTTTCGCTTTCATCAGCGTCGATGCCGGGACGACGTGGTATGGTTTTACCGCAGGCCAAGACATGAGCTAAAAAGGAACACTATGGCTTTTTCTACTTTACGAGCATTGATTGGCGGTGGTGGTGGTGGTGGTAATCCATATGCAATTTTCGGGTATGGGTACACAGCATCAAATGTTTCGATGACGAATAAAGTCGATTCCTCTGGAAACGTTGCAACCGACACAACGGGTGTCG